GTAATGATTTGAGTAACAGTTCCTGATGGAATAGCCCAAGAACCTGCTACAGTCGCCAAACAGTAAAGTGGGGAGCTTTGCCCAGAAGTTGCAATAATTCCACCATCCTGAACGGTATATTGGTAAGTACCATCAGAAACAGTAAATCCAATAGGAATAACAAACCCAGCAAGCCCAGTAAACACGACATAAACAGAAGTGTTAGAACCTTGACCTTGTTGAATGCCATAAACTTGCCCCAATTGATAAAGAATTGAAGGGTTAGCGGTTGCAGGACTAATAGAATTAACTAGGTCTACAAAAGCCTGATCTTGAATAACAACAGCCCCAGCCGCTGTTGAAGCCATATCTTCTACAAGACTGCCCGGTAAATTAGCTGTTAAACCGGGTGCTAAAACTGTAGCTGCGGCAATTTCAGCATTTAATAAGTCTGTTGGTGAAGCTGGTATTGCTCCAGCAGTAGTAATTTGTGCCATTAGCTTGCCACCGTTGTAGAAATAATTGTTCCGTTCTGGAATACAGCATTAACATTATAAGTTGGGTTTACTGCATTTTGTTGTTTTAATATTGTCAAACTAGCAAAATAGGGGGCAAACTGAGTTTGCGTTCTGTTAACAGCCAAATCAGGCGGAATTTGAGTAAAAACTGAATTTTCAGCAGGTATTCCGTAATTGGCATAAAAAGGGCTTTCCCCTTGGTTTAATCTTAAAGTCTGAGCCAAAGTAGCCAACCATACATAGCTTGTATTGGTAACTTCTACCCATTGTTGTGTTTTTGGATCTACTCCATAAGTTCTCATGTTGGTGTTCCTGTATTTCCTGATCCGGGCTGAACCCCACTATGGACATGGGTGCTTCCGACATTTTTACCATTATTAGTCAAATTGCCAGTATTAGCAAAATTACCTGTTTGGCTAATATCGCCTGTAATCTGCATAGTAGCCCCTGTTCCACCACTAATATGAAATCCATTATCACCAGTAATTGATCCATGAACAACTAGATTCCCATACATTGTGATACCAGTATCATTAATGATGACTTGAGTACTTCCACGAACAACTGTTACCCCTGTAGGAGTTAAAGTAATAACACAATCATTGTTAGAATCTCTAATGACTGCTCCATTAGGGGCATTAATATTGACTGCATCAGGATCTACTGATTCCCAATTAACATTACCAATAGGCACATAAACAAGAGCACCAAGGTTAAAAGGAAGCCCAAGTGGTGCTAACCCCTTACCAAGTCCTGTTACACCGCCTAGCCTTGCATTTGCAGAAATACACATACCAAAGTCATTTACTTGTACAGGCAACCTGACATACCTACTTTGAGCTATAGGACAAGTAACTTCTGGAAAAGTAATTTCTCCACCCGTATCTACTTCAAAAGCAACAGTTACCATTGAGCCATTAACTGCTTTGACAATACAAGGCAATTGCCATCCAAAACCTTCATTATTTTGTTCAAGTTTTGTACCAAGATAATTTGAAAGCGATACTGCAAAGGGCGTTTTTTGTGCTGAACTCATAATGTTTGCCCTAAAGGAGTACCGGGAATAATGGCTTCAATAACTGTTGCCCAAGAATTCCCATCATGGTTTCTACTGCTTCCAACATGATGAATTTTGGTTATAAAAAAAGTTCCATTAAAAGAAATTCTATTTCTATACTGGGATTGATTATTAATCACATTGGCTACTGGAATTGAATCTTGAAAAGAAATGTAATCTCCAACATTCAAATTACCTCTCATAATTACTTTTGCTGAAATTGTATTAATTCCAAGCCAAGTCAAGTTGCCAATAACATCAGTAAAAGCAATCTTTTTGGTAGCGGTAGGAGTAACTTTAGAATCAGTTAAGAAAAATCCAGAATTGGTAGCCGTAATCATAGCTCCTGTGTACTCAGGAGATTTATCAATTTGTTTGCTAATTCTGTTAACTGCGGCAGATAAGGTATACAAATTGTAATGTTGTGCTTGTGTTTTCTCTGTATATTTCAAGCCAGATTTAAAAGAGCCTTCAATTTTTGCATCAGGATAAGCATCACGAAGGGCTGTTTTTACAGCTTCAGACAACTCTTGGTCTTGTTCAAGAGAAAAAGAAATATTGTTAATGGCGTTTTGATCCACTCCAACTGGGGCAAATACAATATCTAAAGAAACTTGATTTCCTTGCCAATTTCCAAAAGATTGAATAATTCCACCATTAGCAACAGTTCCTTGTTGTTGTGGATTTGCATAGGGTAAACCCTTAGACATTCCAACTTCAACTTTTATTCTGGAAAGATTAATTTTTGATCCATTTGCTGTTATTTGCGGATTAATGTTGGCTTTTTGTTGCAACTGTTTTAAATCAACTCCCATCAATCTAATATAACCATTTGATGAATAGTTATGAAAAGAGGTTTGATAAATATCTAAATCTGCTTGTAAACAAGAATAGTTATCTTTCCCATTTGTTTGAGAACTAAAAATTATTGGTTCAAACAAATTAGGTGTTGCTAAAGGCGGAGTAATTGTAATTTTGTAATATCTCATGGGATAACTTCAAAATTATTGCTACTTTCCCTGTAAACCAACCTTGAAGTTTGAAAATATCCATACACCAAATTAATATCAAAATCATCAGGCGATGCAATTAATGGGTTTGTAACAATCAAAGTTCCGTAATTGTCATAAATATTGATGTAATACCTTGATGAATAAGTATTCCAAGTGCAAGTTGCAGTATAGGAAGTGCCATCTAATTCAGGATTAAATTGAAAATTAGCATAAGGAGAAGGATTAAACTGCACAAAAGTAGTCATATTTAATCCGCATAATAATTAATGTCATTGGGAATTACTGGTGCTGGTGGTTGTGTCCAACTTGTTGTAGTTGGCAAACCATTTGAAATCTTATCCATTAAAGTTCCCAACAAATTTTGAGATGCAGAAGCAGTAATTAATGGTTGAGTAAAATCCCATTGATAAATAAATTGAACTTGTTTTTCTGATGGATTAGAAATATCTCTAAGTGTTGTCAATAAACAATTGTTATAAACATAAGCAGGCGTTAAAACTAAAAAAGTTCCACCAGCAGAAATATGATTTTGAATTAATGCTTGCAAAGCTGTAAAAATGGCTATTTTTAAAACATATCCACCATTATTTTGAGCAGGACAAATCATCATCATGCTGACATCTAATGGCTGTTGAACTACAGCATTAGCTGCAGTAGCAAAATTAGCTAACGGATATTCAGCTACTTGCCATTTTGCCAAAGTGCTTCCAGCCAATGGTTTGTATTGAGCTATAAATTCAAGGTTATTCATACCCGGCAATACTGCATTTAACGGAGCATAGCCACCAATGGCTTGTGCAATACCGCCTTGTAGCCATATAGGGGCTGTACCAAACGCTGCTGAAAATGTTGTTTGAGCTAATGAAGTCATATTGTTTACCGTTGCTGTCCTGCCATATTTGACATAGGCTGTAATTCACTATTTACATAGACATAAATCTTTGATTCATTTCTAGTGCTCCATCTTTCAAAATGATTTTGTTCTTTAGGATCATTTGGGTATGGTCTATACATATCAAACTGTTCTTTAAGCTGTTGATCTGTATATTTAGCCATTAAAGATTTAATTTGACTAGGATCAATGTCTACAGCACTAGCCATTCCTTGTGCATTTAAAAGGGTATGATGTGATCCTTCGTGCCAAATACCTTGTGATCTGGCATATTCTTCGGATCTATAACCGCTAATTGGGTTTAATCCAAGCTCTTTAAGAGATTGCTTTAGTTTAGGATCAACCCAATTCATATTTACACCTTGTATGAATTTTTTAGATCCTACGACTTCTTCACCGGGTCCAAGTCCTAATGTTTTGTCATATTGATGATTAAATTTTTCATCATATTCATTTGAAAAATGAGAAATCCATTGCCTTGCACTAATACCACCTTCTTTTAAGGTATTAACAAATCCCGGTATTTTTCCAACAATCCAAATAATGGCTTGAGAAATCATTTTTATTGCTACAAAAAAATCTCTTAAAGCTTGTTTTCCATCATCAGATTTTAAATAATCTGTAAATTCTTGAAGTCCTTGTTTTAATTCATCGCTTTTTAAAAAGCTAGTAATGGCTTCTCCAACAGCTTCAGTTAGTTCTATTAAAAAAGGTGTTAATTTACTTAAACTAACAATTAATTTATCTTGAATGTCATTACCAACAGCGACAATAGAAGTCCAAAACTTTCTCCAAGCTTGATAATTTGCATCATCTATGCTGAATCTTTGATCGCCTTTTTGTAAAGACTGCATCATTTCTTTGTATTCTTCTGGTGTCATGTTCCAGATTGTTTGCACTTGCTCCTGACTAGCCACATCTTTAATGCCGGGGATGGTATTCATGGCTACATCAATCATTCCGCCTGATTGAGTTTTTGCTTCTCTAATTCTTTGCAAAGCAGGAATTAAATTTTGATAGGCGTTTTTATTTAAATCACCACCCAAAATTCCAACTTTGTATTGTTCTGTAAGAGTTGTTTGAAGGGTTTGAATGTTGCCTAACATTCCTTCAATTCCACCAATATATGGCTCACCATAAGTTCTAGCGGCTCTTAATTGACCAGTACTTACGCCATATCCTGTAGCTTCTCTACGAAGATTGCTTGCAGAAGAAGCTAATGCTCCAAGACCAAAACCACCAGCAACAGCACTATAAGCCATCCATTTAGCGGCAGAAACAGCCGCAGAAGCCATATTAGAAGCAATTGAAGCTGTGGATACAACAGCACCTTTTAAGGCTTGACCGCCATCTTGAAGTGCTTTGTTAAAATCCTTTTGGCGTTTTTCTGCTTCAGATATTGTTTTGTTGAACTCTTTCCATTTTTTGGACTGTTCATCTACAGATTTTTTGTATTTTTCAAAGGCGGCTTGAAAGGCTTTAAACTTTTCGTCTAAAACATCTATCTCAATAACACTTTTTACTGCCATATCAATTTCCTAACATTAAAATAGTGTTTTGCTCTTAATAGCCCTAATCAAATATCTTTGGCGATACTCTGTAGCATCTTCCCATTTAAATCCTATTTCTTTCATAAACTCGCCAAAATCTATGTAAGTTAAATAATCTAGGACACTATGGATGATTCCTTTACCTTCTTGCCAGTACTTTCTTTCTTGGTCAATGTCGGCAAACCATTCATATATGCCGTACATTCCAATGATGTAAGTTCCCAGTTTCTTAATGCTCCTGCCATCCCCAAGAAAGAATCTTTCAGACCCTTCGGAGCAACCTTGGAGATTGCTGTAAAAAAAACTAATGAACTTAATACTTCAGCTTCTTCATCTTCATTCAAAATGCCTTTTTTTACTGCTGTATCAAAAGTGATAGTTTCCCATCCAGCTTCTGTACTTACTGCTACATTGGTTAAACGAATAATTTCATTAACCAATCCAAACTTAACTCCACCTGCCCCATCCCAGTTGCCAGCCTTCTGCGCTATTGACTTTAAAGCAGGGTAGGCTAACTGGGGTGCAGATAAAGCTAAATGTGCTTCATTAATGCTATCAAAACATTGACTAAATACTTTTCCTAATTCTAAATAAAATTGTTCAAATACAGATCGACTGACTGAATTGGAGTGTATGTAAACTAAGCCATTCTCATCAGTCTGCACCTGCATCACAAGGGACAGATTACGATCAATTTTCAATTTTTATTCCTTCATTAAGATGCTGCAAATAAAGTAGAGTTAATGTTGTATACACCACGCAAGCGAACAACTAAACCAGCTTGATTACCATCAAATGTTGTTTCTTGAATACTCATCAAAACGCAATTATTTAGCTGAAATGGTTGTAAAACTTGTGTATCTGGATAAACAGTTACTGAACCTAAAGTGGTATTAGTGCGGATTTGATTGCTATATGCTTCACCAAGAGCTTGAGTTCTTAGCAAGTGCATAGTCACAGTTCCAAAAATATACGGTTCTGGGCTGGTTACTGCTCCAGTTAGAGTTGGTATAAGCATGGAAGTATCGCCATCAAAAGACAGACTAATTGCTTCTCTAGACATATATCCTGCTGTTACATTCAATTGAGTGTAATCAGCATAGACAACGCTAGCTAGTAGTCTATTTAATGTACCTTGTTGGATTTGTTGATTTGCCATTTATTTTCCCCTTAAACTGGAATGTTGCTTGCAGTTAAGTAGATCGTAATGTGACTAAATCCACGCAATGGAACAAATGTCAGGCTCAAGCCGTTATAAGTGCCAGTTGCATAATCACCGGGATGCTGTGCTACATAAGTAGTAAATGGAACTGCATTTACACTAGCAGGTGAAAGAATTAATCCAAACGAAATACCATTATTGACCGTTGCTTGTGCTACTTTTTGCAAAGTATTAATACCAGCTTGGTTGTAATACAGAGGATTTGTTGGCAAATTAGAACCATTAATGATTGCCGCAGCTAAGGCTTGCGAAACATTAATAGATAACCAATCCACGCAATACCAGTAGTTAAATGGATTTAAGTCCATATAAGTACCGCCCATAATCAGCGTATTGCTGATACCACCTTCTGCGCCTGTGCCTACCCAGTTAACACCGTTAGCCAACAATGCAGTTTTTTGAGCATTGGTTAAAGTGCTATATGGAGTTACTGAATAAATATAAGTGTATTCAAATGGATGAGCCAAATTGCTTGCATTTGGGTTGTAAGCCAAAGAAGCCCAGAACATAGCCGCAGTACTAAACTCAATAGCAGGTGCTGATGGGCTTTGCAATGAAGCAAATACAGATTTAATTCCATCCCAGCCACTATATGTTGCCAAAGTAGTTGTTACATAGAAATAAACTTGTGCAGTAGTTCCTTCGTACTGTTTTGCCATTGTTTGAGCATTGGAAGTATCCCATGATGTAGGCAATAAATAACTGTAGAACTGAGGTGTTGGAGATGTATTTCCATGACCCACATTAGCTGCAATATAAGCTTCTAAATTTGGAATACCGTTATCAACAGTATTTGCGCCCAATTCCAAAACATACACAGAAACAGTAGAACCTTGAGCAAAGAAAGTATTGCCCATTGCTGTCAATTCAAGGGTATTTGCAAGTTGCAAAGTTCCTAAAGTTGTTTCTGCACCGGGATCACTTGCTAAAGGATAAGTAACAGTATTTGTACCAGTAGAAGTACCAGCAAAAGTGCCGTTATATCCAGTAGGAGCGCAACCTGCAATAACAATTTGAATTGTATCTCCACTTGGAATACCATGAGCAACAGAAGTAGTAACTGTTACTACACCAGTAGCCCAAGTAATTGAAGCGATTGCAGTTGCAGGGCGAAGAATACTGGTTAAATCACTTAACTGAGTTAATAGTTGAGTTGATCCAGCAGATAAAGTTGTTCCACCTTGGGAAACAAATGCACCTGTCTGCTGTAGCTG